AAGTAATACTTCAGGCATAGTTGTATTTATTGATTACCGTAAATAGGATTGGTTGGTAAAAAGCCACGATGTGGCATATCTTCGGGAAGTTGCGCTACATATTTTGGATTGCGCACTTTATAGCCCATGCGTTCAGCCGTTGCTACGGCAATACGTGTTGCATCAGGATCATTTGGGTTAATCTTTGCGCCTTTTGCATCTACGAACACCCTTTTTTCAAAGAAATGTTTGCAGTTCCCACCGCCCTTCCAGCGAAGCACCGAATAAAAATCAGTGCCATTTGGTCCCCATCCAGGATTGACATCTATAAACTCCATCGCTTCAATGTCTTCAATACGATATAGCTTGCCTGCTTCCAACATCTTTCTGCAGAATGGGCGCATATTATCATGCCTAAAGTCACCTGCGTAAACGTAACGAGTAATAAAGTATTTGCCATCGATAATATCATCTTGCCTGCTCTTAGCACCTGGTCGAGCTGCGCCTGTGCGAACAGCAAAATGGTGTTCAAGATCTTCATCTGCGTTGTAACTATCAATCAATATCCAATCTTCACTAGCATCTTCACCCAGTTCTATCAAAGCTTCACCTACATGCAGATCGCTTAATTCTTCTTTATTAATACGCTCTAGGATTCTCGCTGCCCATCCTTGACCAGCATCACCACCCCACAACTGCCATGCTACACGCCCTGCAGTTGGAAATCCTTCTTCGCCTTGATTCCATCCACTTGCTTGTTTATCTACTTCGTGGCGTGAAAAGTAACTGTGCATTCTCTTAACGGTGTCAAGTGATAGATTGCGCTTGTTGCTAATATCCCTTGCACGTGCCACACCTACTTCAGTTCCACCACGCCCATATTCTTCACGCCACTTTAAACCTAATTCTGCTTCTGCAGCCATTTCATCAGTGGGCGCATAACTGTCTTCAGCAGCATCTACTTTTTTTTTTTCGTCACTCATGATGACTTCTTGTGGCTGTAAGCTACCCGGCAATACATCCGCAAAGATTGCATCAATAGTAATAGCTGGCAATGTTGGGAACGCTGCACCCACGATTGCTTTTGCACTCGTTACAGGTACAGCACCTGCAGCTGATTGCATTACAATATCTACAAGTGATGCTATCTGCGCACCATTCAAAGCCGTAGCAGCGACATCGGTAGTTCCACCTGTTGCATCTACAACCGCTTCTTCCTGTTCAATGGCAAGTGGTGTATTCGGCACAATGGTAAAGTTTACACCGGGCAACTGATTGCTTAATAGTTCTTCGATGCTGGTGTTTATCTTTTCCTGATAGGGCTGTATCACTTGCTTATTGAATATCTCCAAGCCTGTAGCCATTTCATCTTTGTTGCTACCGAATCCTGATGTTTCCCGAATACCGAAAAGCAATGGCGTAGTAACACGATGCGATGTAATTATCTTTTGCGTTGCAGTAGTATCCATTAACTGATACTGCTTATCTGCATCATTAACAGGGAATGGTGTGATTTCGGTTTTTGGTTGGTCACGCTCGTTGAAGAACATAACTACCTTACCAGCATTGCGAGCACCACTCATTTTGTTTTCCCAGTCCATCATCATCTGCTGCTTCTGTTCAGGCGTTGCCTGTCCATTGTAGAAGTTGATAATCGTAGAAGGGAAAAGACCGTTAGATATTTGGTTGATGTGGAATATCGAAATCTGCTTATCTAGTTCGATGTAGTTAATCGCACTCCAGTAATCCGGGCGTGGATATACATCGCTACCTGTGTACGTGAAGCACCAATAGATTTGGCGTGGTTCTTCGTTACGTGTTAAGTAGTTGTATTTGGGTATGAATTCGGGTGTGTTCTTTTTCTTGCGAATGTTTGACCAATCATAGCTGTGATAGATACCTATCTCACTTTCGTCTTCTTGATTGATTGCAATGCGACATTCTTCAAATGGTATAGCGTTTAGTTTCGATATAACCGTTCTATCATTGCTCCAAATCACTTCGATAAAGAAACCACCGAACAACTTTAAGTCATGCGCACATGCATAAGTCAAAGTGTTTACATCAAGCGCATCCAGTTCTGCTTGATACTGCTCCGATTTAATTCCCTTCCCGGCTATCATATCACCAATGGCTACCACCAACGAACCATGCACAGGTGATTCATGCGCCAAATCACGCAGATATTGTGGAAAATCGTTTTGATCTCCATAGTTCACCCATCCTTTTCTATCTACTTTTTCTGCATCGCTCTTAGCTACGTATTCACTAAGCTTTAATGAAACTATATTTGATTCGTTATGGTTCATAGATTATATCATTTGGTATTGTGATAGAAGGCACATCGAAGAACTGCGTGTTAGCCGTTAGTACAACATAGCCACGCTTGCACAAACCGACTACACTTCCGTTTGTTGGATCAACATTGACAGCTGAATTTTGACCGTATACATCGTAACGATAACGCCCAGCAAGTGTAAGTGATGCTGTTGTTACGGTTAGTTGTGTAATTCGCACATTCTCATTCACAATAGTAGCTACCTGTGCAAGCTTATCTCCAGTTGTGCTATTTTCTTCGTGCGTTAAAATCAACAGGTAATGCGTGAATGGTGTTGCGTAATACTGCCTTGTTTCATCTAGCTGTAAATAGATGGTTTGTGCAGGTGTATCGGTCTGTAAATATATCATAGTCCTTTTAAATTAAAAGGGCAAGTCAAAGATAACCTGCCCTTTTTTTCAATACAACAAGAATACACAAAACGGAAAACAAATTCTTAGTAAGCAGGGCTTACAGTTATTCCAGCGAAGTTATCGAAAGGAACAGTTGTGTAAGGCTCTAAGTGTACAGCTGGAGCAAGTTCTTCAGCAATCAAAGTCACTTGGTATCCCATCAAATCTGCCTTCTGCTGTCCTGATTGAACTGTACCTGCAGTAAGCTGCGCACCTTCGCCTGCACCAACCAAAAGGATTTGATCGTCATTAGTACGAACGAACACTATCATTTTAGCTTTGGCAACATTCAAGAATTCATTGCGCATATCTTGGTTCAGTTTACCAAAAGTCCAACCCACTTCCTGTGAGAAAAACAATGTACCTGTTTCCAAATTCTTCTGTACAGTTTCAACGTATGAACCTGAATTACGGAATGGCACGTAACGATAGATAGTTGCAGTAGGCAATCCATCTACTTCGCCATTAGCACCACCATAAGCGATTCCAGTTTCGAAATCTTCGTAGTTAGCAATCAGCACTTCTTTTACACCACCGATACCCTCAAGGCATCCAAGTGTAAAACCTGTAGTTAATTCACAAGCCATATTTTATATTGTTTTAAAAAGGGGGCTGTTACACCCCCTCTTTGGTTAATGATTATGCACCCCAGTAGGTGATGTCTTCTGCAACAGCAATCTGTGCACCCAAGTAGAAACGCGCACCGTAGCGAACGTTCTGTGATCCATCAAGATTCTGCATGTCCAAAATGAACACTTCGTTCATTTGGTTTTCTTGCCATGTTCCAAGCATCAAGTTTGACTTCTGTGCAAACACGATGTTGTTAGCAGGCATACCCGGACATACTGCGATTTCGTACATACCGACGAAACGCTTCTGCACTTCAGGACCAGCAGTTGCATACCAACCGTTGCCATCAGCGATTTGTGCTTGCATGTAAGCTTCCCATGCAGCCTGTCCCAAGTAAAGGATTGGCTTTTCAGCAGCACCTTTAACAGCAGCTGAAGCAGTTGTGATTACATCCCAAATGGTAGCAATGATGTTAGTGCTATCAAGCGCACCTGAACCTGCAGATACAGCACCTGATCCACCTGCCTTAATCAAGGTAAGCAATCCATCGTACTGACCAGCTGTAGCGTTTACACCAGTCCACATTACAGTTTCGTTGTTGTTAGCGATACCGCTTACCAAACGCTCGATAATTGCATCTTGGATTTGAGTGCTTACGCGACCTGACATTACATCAGCTGCAGACCAATCTGTGAAGAAATCCTTCTTACAGATTTGACGCTGAACCTGGAATTCTTCCAAAGTCAAAATGCGCTCGGTCAAAGTGATTGTGCCAGTTGGCGTGAAATCACATGTGCCGTTAGCAAATGTTACAGTGTCATCAATTTTACGTGCTACTGATTTGTAAGGCACGTTCGGCTTCAAAGTAACGTAGTTCATAGACACGTTAGCAAGGAGAGCCTTCTTTACGATTTCACCAGCTAATTCACCTGCATAGGTG